CTGCTTTCGTTCCTACGTTAGTAACGTCACAAGCTGAATACGAACAAATCTTCGGAACACCGAAAGATTATTACACAGGTTATACAGTACAAAATTATTTAAGAGATGCCGGTTCGGTAACTGTTGTTAGAGTAGCAGGTACAGATGGACATACTACTTTAGCAGGAGGTTCAGATGGAACTGTTGCTGTAGTAGCACAAGATGGAGATGGTGATAATATTATCGTAGCTGTATTAGAAAATACTGAAACTGCAACCGCTACGGTATCTACTATTGATGATACTACGGTAAGTGCTCCGATAATAACTTTAGATGGAACAAACTATACAGTATCACTTACCCCATCTGATAAAAATTCTTTGGATAAGGTATTAGGAACTACACCTGCTTCTGAAAAAGATATGTACGCTAACATATTTTTCGATGTAAGTGATGCTACCTCAAACAATTTCAATCCAAATAATATTGCTGCAGTTGAAAGATTAGCATTAGATGTACAGAATTTTACAGATGATAGTGAGTCTGCATATAAAACTGCGGCAACTCCTTTTGTACAATCGCAAATATTTAACGGAACTAGTAGATATAATCTATTTAAAGTACACACTTTATCAGTTGGTGAAAATGAAAATACTAGATATAAAATTCAAATTTCTAATGTAAAATCATCTGATGGTACTAATTACGGAACATTTACTTTAACAATACGAGATTTTAACGATACCGATAAAAGAAAGGTAATTTTAGAAACTTATAATAATTTAAATTTAGACCCAACTTCTCCTAATTTTATATCTAGAAGAATTGGTGATAGATATCTAACAATTGATTCGGTTGGTAAAATCACCGAAAATGGTGATTATTCTAATAAAAGTAAATATATTAGAATAGAAGTTAGACCAGAGGGTACATATCCAATAACGGCTATTCCTTTTGGATTTGCTGCTTATACGGTTCCAGTTGCGTTTACATCTGCTACACACGCTAATTACTTTCCTGTAGTAAAATATACAAACGCATCTACGAATGGTACTAATTCAAGTGGGTTTGAATTTGGAGATACGAGTGCAAAATCTGCTAAAAATAATAAAAATTATTTAAAAGCTCTTCCAGTTAACAATGATGGAGTAGGATTAAATGTAGGGTTCGCTTTAGATAACGCTTTATCTGCAAATGGTGTAGGATTAAGTGCAAATTTAACCGGTGATATTATTGCTGACGAAAATTTTGTAAGTGGTAGTTCATATGTAATCACTACTGTTGGAAGTACTAACTGGGCTACCGTTACAGGTATAGCAGGATATACTGCGGCTGTAGGTAATGTAATAACTGCGGTTGCAGCAGGAGCAGGAAGTGGAGCAGCTAGAGAATATATTGATACTGCAAAAAGAAATTTCTGTTTGGCATTTCAAGGTGGATATGCAGGTGTTGACCCAACTGTTGATATCTTAAAAGGAGAACAGATTACTGCAACTAATACACAAGGATTTAATTGTAGTTTATCTACAACTGCTGGTACTAAAGCTTATACAAAAGCATTAAACGCTGTTTCTAATCCAGATGAATTTGATATAAATTTATTAGTAACTCCTGGTATCGTTAGAAGTTTACATCCTTTTGTAACAACAAAAGCAATTGACCTTTGTGAAGCAAGAGAAGATGTATTCTACATTGCTGACTTTGTTGGAGCAGATGGTTCGATAACAGATGTAGTAGAGCAAGCATCATTAGTTGATTCTAACTATACTGCAACTTATTACCCTTGGGTTAAAACAATTGATACTATAACAAATAAAATTGTTGCAGTTCCACCATCAACTTTATTAGTTGGTACATACGCACAGAATGATAGATTAGGTGCTGAATGGTTTGCACCAGCTGGTTTAAACAGAGGTGGTATTCAGGGAGCTGTTCAAGTGATGAATAGATTAACTCAATCTGAAAGAGATACATTATATGAAGGAAAGGTAAATCCAATTGCGGCATTTCCTGGACAAGGTATTAGTGCATTCGGACAGAAAACATTACAAGAAAGTTCATCTGCATTAGATAGAATCAACGTAAGAAGATTGTTAATTAACTTAAAGAAGTTCGTTGCATCTACTTCAAGATTCTTAGTGTTCGAACAAAACACCGGACAGACAAGAGCTAAATTCTTAAATACTGTAAATCCTTATTTGGAGAGTGTTCAACAAAGACAAGGTTTATACGCATTTAGAGTGGTTATGGATGAAACAAATAATACACCAGATGTAATCGACAGAAACATATTACAAGGTTCTGTGTTTTTACAACCTGCTAAGACTGCTGAATTCATCGTAATTGATTTCAATATCTTACCGACTGGAGCAACTTTTAGTGTATAATTTGAATAACTAATATTTATATAAAATAAAGCAATAAAATGGCAGACGTATTAGAATTTAACGAAATGTTTTATACCAATTTCGAACCAAAGATGAAGAATAGATTCATCGTTGAAATCGATGGTATCCCTTCATATTTAGTGAGAGTAGCTAACAGACCTACTATCCAATTTGAGACAGTAGTATTAGACCACATCAACGTAAAAAGAAAGTTGAAAGGTAAAGGAGATTGGCAAGATGTAGCACTTACGCTATTTGACCCAATTGTTCCTTCTGGAGCTCAAGCGGTAATGGAGTGGATTAGAACATCACATGAATCATTAACAGGTAGAGATGGATACGCAGAATTCTATAAGAAGGATGTGGATTTCTATATGTTAGGTCCAGTAGGTGATAAGATTGAACAATGGAAATTAAAAGGAGCATTTATCTCTCAAGCTAACTTCGGTGACTTGGATTGGAGTAATGCTACAGACCCTGCATCAATCGAAATTACTTTAACTTACGATTACGCAATCTTAGAATTCTAATCAAAAATAAAATATAAAAGGGGAAACAGAAATGTTATCCCCTTTTTTTGTTTTGAAAATTTGTGATATATATATTTATATACAAACAATAAGTTATTATTATGGCAGACAAAAATTATGAATTCCCAACTGAGGTTATATCATTACCATCAGAAGGAAAGTGTTACCCTGAGGGACATCCATTGGCGAGCGGACAAGTTACGATAAAGTATATGACCGCAAAGGAAGAAGATATTCTTTCTTCACAAAACCTAATCAAAAAAGGTATAGTATTAGATAAGTTATTAGAATCTGTAGTAGTAGATGCATCAATCGATGATTTAGTTACAGGTGATAAGAACGCTATTATGTTAGCAACTCGTATTTTAGGATATGGAGCGGCTTATCAAGTAGAGGTATCTGACCCATTTAGCGGTGAGAGACAACAAGTAACAATTGATTTAGCGAAGGTTAAAACAAAGGATATTGATTATTCTCTATTAAAAAGAGATAATAAATATGAATTTACTTTACCTCAATCTGGTAAAAAGATTAAATTCAAATTATTATCACATAAGGATGAAAAAGATGTTCAGGCTGAAGTAGCGGCATTAGATAAGTTATCCAAAGGTACTAATCCGGTTGAAGTTACAACTAGATTACGAAAAATGATAGTGGAAGTCGAAGGTAATACTGAAAGAGGATTCATTAATAATTGGGTAACTAATCAATTGTTAGCTCAGGATAGCAGAGCATTAAGAGCACATATTAGAGATTTTGCACCCGATTTGGATTTAAAATTTGAATTTACATCTGATATTACTGGTGAGACGGAGGCACTTGATATCCCATTTGGGGTTAGCTTTTTTTACCCTTCCAACTAATTACTCTACCCAACTTCACGAAGAAATTTGGAGTTTGGTTCAATATGGTAATGGGTTTACTTGGAAAGATGTATATACGATGCCAATTCACTGGAGAAGGTTTTACCTTAAGAAGTTAATTGACTTAAAGAAAAAAGAAAAAGAAGAATATGATAGAGCCAATAGGAAAACAAAAGTTCCTTCAGGTGGTTCTTCAAAAGTAAGGATGAGATAGTAAAATTTAAGGGGTGTAATCACCCCTTATTTTTTTATCCAATATTTATATTAGTAAAAATATACTCACAATGAAACAACCTATTAAAGAAGGAATTCTTAACAAATTCGTAGATAGCTTTATAGACTCCTATAAAAGAGGATTAGATAAGTATTTCATAGAAAAATCAGCAGAAAGAAATCCTGAATTAGCTAAAGCACTTAGAGATACAAGTGATTCTTTAGCTGATTTGCAGAAAGTATTAGATAAAATTAATAAGAAGAAGTAGTAATAAATGGCAGGGGAAAAAATAAAACTAATCAACGCCGAAGCTAAGGCAACCGAAAATTTAGCCAAACAACAGGAGGACCTAGCTGCTGCTCAACAAAGGGGTGATGCGGCTGCTATTGCGGATTTGCAAGAAAAGATTAGTAAAACCGAAGCCTATATTAACAAAGCAAAAGGTATAAAAACCACTGTTTCCGATTTTAGTGATTTAGCATCTCAGATATCTATATCGGAAAGAGCAACTACTGAGTTAGGTAAGTCGTTCACTTCAATGGATAGACAACTTAAATCATTAAGTAAGGTTCAGGTTAGTTTAACTGACCCAGCTGATATAGAGTTCGCCGAACAATTTGCACAAAAAGCGTACAAAGTAGCAGAAGCACAAAGAGATGTTTTATCTGCAGCATCCGGTACTAAAGAAGAACAGATAGCCGCGGCAGACAATTTAGTAAATATTCGAAAAGACTATATAAGTTTTGTAAAGTCAAATCAAGATTTGATAGAAGGGAACAGAGAATTAGGTAGTATAGTAGGTGATTTCAATAAAAACTTAGAGAAAGCCAATCGTGAACTTGAAATAATGAATGGGTTAACCGATGATGAGGTAGCCGCATATAAAGAGTTAACTAAGGAAGTAGATGAAATGAAAGGTAGATTAAATGCAGTTGCTAATCAAATAACTGCTGCATTGAAGAAACCATCATTGGCAATTGGATTACTCAATGCAGCAGTT